CCATCAATCTTAACGATGTCAGTCTTTAGGCGTTCATCAGAGATTGTGGTTGAGTAAGCAATTACGTTGCCGCCAACGTGCAAGTCGCCATCAGCTTCAAGGCGCATACGTTCGGTGTTGTCTGTCCAGAAAGCCATAAAGTCTGAGTTGTCGGAATACTGGATTCGGCCCTTGTCTGGGGCTGTTGTTCCACCAAAGTAAATATCAGATTGGCCAGTGTCAGCAGATGTAATGTAAACATCTGGGTTAGATGATTGTATTTGCAGCTTCCCAAGAGGCGAACTCGTCCCAATGCCTACGTTGGAGCCGTCAACAGTAATGGCACCGTTAGGGTCATTGACAAGCTCAGCATCAGCTTCAGCTTGGTTATATCCGTCTACCTGTGTGACCGAGGCTTTCGATCCAATGTAACCTGCCATTATGTCTGCTCCAGTACACTTACGATCACATCACAAGAGGTTGCAGCAGAGGACGTTACAACAACAGTGTCAGTCGTCTCAAGGATGATCTTGCCGTCCAGCACTGACAGAGCAGAGCCAGCAGGAATAGGTGCGCCCTTAACGAGGTAAATACCTGCCACCTGAACATCTACTGTGACTTGAGAGGCTGAGGTGTTAGATAGGTTACAACCAATCATAACAGATGTAGTTGCAGCGGGTACAGTGTACGTGGTGGTGGCAGATGTGCCTACCGATGCTGACGTGTAATTCTTGAATGTGTTAGCCATGATGTTTTATCCTAGAGCTATTGCTAATGCTAGAGCATTTGATTCTGCTGTAGATAAGATAGTAGCCTTGCTATCCCCACCCAATGTATCAGCATCGACGTTTAAGTTATTAACGAAGGCTTGGTCTACTCTTGCATCAATAGCTGTGTTAGCTCTTGCGTCAGTATAATACAGGTTTGTGCCTTCAGCAAGGTCTGTAGTGCTTTTAGCCGCTAAGGCTGTGTCAAACCGACCAGAAGTATAGTAAAGGTTAATACCCTCAGAAAGATCCGTTGTACTCTTAGCAGTAAAGGCTGTGTCAAACCGACCAGTAGTATAGTAAAGGTTAATACCCTCAGAAAGATCCGTTGTACTCTTAGAAGTAAAGGCTGTGTCAAAACGACCAGTAGTATAGTAGAGGTTTGTGCCCTCTGAAACATTGGTGGTAGACTTGCCTGCTAAGGCTGCATCAAAACGAGCCTGAGTGTAGTACAGGTTAGTGCCTTCAGCTAGATCATCTGTGTCGTGGTTGCTTAGAGACGAAACCGTACCTGTTACACTACCTACAACATCCGTAGCTAGGTCTTTATTCATGGTCCAACGATCATTCGTAGAATCATAAGTGAATGTAGCACCAGCACCTGCTACGGTGAGACCTGCACCATTAGCTGCAGCAGCATTGGCTGCACCTGACGCAACAGTGATGTTTAGATCATCTACTGCTAGGTTAGCTGAGTTGATTGTAGTGGTTGTACCATCTACCTGTAGATCACCTGCAATAATAACAGTACCTGTGTCATCACCGTGTGCTGCAGGGTCAATAGTAAAGGTTGCAGGACCACGAAGATAACCAGATGTGCTGATATTACCAATGCTAAGAACATCATTACCGTCTAGGGCAACAGCCTTCTCAGCAGGTAGTGTAATGAAGATGTCTTTAGTACCAGAAGTAAAGCTAACCGCTGTGTCTGAGTTAGAACTCTCTAGAACAGTAGTACGAGTTAGCACACCTGCACTATAAGTACCTAGACCAACTTCCCACTCATCCGCATTCCTATGTGAAATAGCGTAGTAGGTAGTGTCGGCGTCACTTAAAGCAGAGCTAAAGGACTGAAAACCTTCTACTGCACCAGCAAGAGTGATGTCACCCGTACCTGTAGTAGTTGTAGTTTCTTTTACTCTATCTTTAAGTAACAAAGCCATGAGAGCTATCCTTATGCAATACGTACGATAGCGTTAGAAGCATCCGCTGTTGGTAGCTGAATAGTGAAGTCACCATTGGTAGATGTCTTAGTACCGCCAAAGTCAATAACTGCTACTGCAGCATTACCCTGTGTAGAGTTATAGATGATGCAACCGTCAGCAGAAACTGTAGCGGAGGCCCAAGTAGTGTCTGCAAAGTCTACAGTAGCTGTGGAGCCGTCTAGTGCAATAACCGCAGAACCCAGAGTGTTACCACCTGTTACGTAGTTAGTGCCGACAGCCTCATCAGAGTTTACTGTGACGTTGCTGTAATTCGTTGTAGCTGCATCGTAAGTACCCGCTGGGGTATCTTGAATGAGAGCAATCTTTAGTGTATCTGTATCTAGATCGTGAACACCACCAAGTAGCTCTTGCTTGAAGCTGTTGCACATTGCAGTTGTAATAGCCATCTTGTGATGTCCTTCAATATGTTGTTAGAAGACACAAAGGGGCCAGCACGAAGCCAGCCCCAGTGTTAAGTCAGATTAAGCTGCGTTGTAACGTGCAGTGATCAATGCTTCTGGGCGTAGAATCTTACGGCCATAAAGGTGCATACCACGAACGATGTCAGCAAATGAATCTGGGTCACGGTAGTTTTCTACCTTGTTGATTTGCTCAGCAGAAGCAACAGCTTCGTCCTGACCAGCCAACACAACACCAAAGTTAGTTGCTTGTGCAGTTGTACCTGAAGTACCTGCGCCTGTACCTGCTGCTGGTAGAGAGTTGGACACATAAACACGGAAGCCGTGGATGTTGTTCAACACTAGACCGTTCTGCAAGCCAGCACCACCGAAGTCACCATTCAACATACGTGAGTCTTCGTCTTTCAGCATCTCTACGAATACTGGGTCTACGACCACGAAGCGACCACGTGCGTCAACATTCTGTGTGTCCATCTTACGAGCCATACGAGCAAGTACAGTCAATGGAGATACAGTGGATGCTGACAAAGCAGTTGCACCTGGCAAACGTGGAGCCAATGGAATTGCGTCACCTGCAGTAGCTGTACCAGAGATGGTCAAGTTACCGAAGACAGTTGCGTCCAAGTGGTTTGCAGTTAGCAATTCACCAGTCAAGTTACCAGATGTTGGGTGCTGTGCGTCACCAGATGTACCAGTGATGTAAGCGCCTGCAGTTGTGTGACCAGTCATGTATGACAAGACGTCTGCGTCCATTGCGTCAGCCATTTTGTATGCTGCACGATCAGCAGCCAAAGAAGCGTGGTCAATGTTTGCGAACTGCTCTTCGATGTCATCCATTTTGAATGCGAAGTAGTTAGCTTTGTCGATGGTCAAAGAGAAGTCTGTGTCATCAAGCTTTTCAGCTGTGATAGCAGTGTGACGCTCAAGAGAGTTGACTGTTACGTCTGGCTCTTTTTGAATACGAACTGTGTCGCCTTGGTTAGCAATCTCACCAAAGTAAGAGTTGTTTGTGATTGCGTTAGTTACAGCTGCACGACGAAGTGCAATCTGTGCTTGCTTAGAATAAATAACTGGGGACCAGTTACCGTTAAAGCCGCCTGATGCGGATGTAATAGCCATTGGAGAATCCTTTCAAAGATATATGTGGCTTAGGGGGAGACACTACATATCCACTTGAAAGAGGCTCGTATTATTAGGGTAGTCAGCGTTGCTATCAGGATGGCCGTCCATCTAGCGCTGGGCCTATAATCTGAGGTGGTTCTTTGATTGTGAATTAGTGCTTAGTGAAAAGCATGTGCAAGTAGTTGATACCTAGCAATGCACATGCCCATAGTTTTATCTACGATGTAATGATTGTCAACTATCTTTTAGACATATCGTAAATAAACTTGCCTTTACGTTGAGCGTCCATGATCTCGTCTTGGCGCTTCTCGTATTCCTTAATGCTCATCTTAGCAATCTGCGACTCAGATAGGTAGCTAGAAGAGTCATTTGTGTCTACTGCAGTACGCTTGCTCTTAACTGAAGAGGCAGCGTCCTTATCTGCAGTGGATGTAACTTTCTTTGTCTTGATGTTGTTGTCAGCTTTATACATGTCGATAACACGTGCTACAGACTTAACATCTTCGGCATTCTCATACAGAGCATCCTGATACACTTTAGGCTGCTGCTCTGCCCACTTGTGGAACGCTTCATCAGCACGAATATCAGCAAAGTCAGGATGTAGACGCATTAGCTCTGATTCAGACTTCTCTCGCCGTGCTTGTGTGCGTAGCTCTTCAATCTCTTTCAAGCGACCATCTAGCTCAGAGGAACGCTCACTGGCTTTCTTGTCTGCAATAGCCTCAACAATACCAGCAACGTCAGGGTACTTCTTAGCCCATGCCTCTACTTCATCCTCAGACTTAGGTAGTACAAGTTCATTCTTAGTAGCTGCCTGAAGCTGTGCTTCTAGCTTATCTAACTTATCCTGAAACTCTTTCTCTTTGTCTTGAGTGTGTCGTCGTAGATCGCCATACCGTTTCTTGAAGTTCTTCTCTTCCGCACTTAGAGTTTCTTCTTGTGCTTCAGCTTCTGGTTCTTCTTCTTGTTCGGTATCACTCTCTGGTGGAACTGGGGCATCGCTAAGCTGTGTGCTATCAGACACCTCTTCGACGACCTCCCCTTCCTTGTCTTCTGACTCTTCATCCAGTACCCCTGCTTCTTTAAGCAAAGCCTGTAGCTCTTCCTCATCCCGCTTAATACGATATGCATTACGTTGGTGTGATAGGGAATCTGTTTGTACTTCTGACATTATACTGTCCTTATGTTGGGGCCAGCTATATTGCTGGGTAGCCTTATTGTTTTAGTTTAGTTGATCTTACTTATCTTCGTCATCATCCTTAAGGCTACCGCCTACATAGGATTTACCATCGTTAGGTGTAAATGTGTTAGCTACATTCTGGAAGAAGTTGTTTTTGCCTCCTGAAGATGCTTTTGGAGTGCTGGCATTGTTACTGGAGCCTCCGCTGTCGTTACGTCGATCACCTGCCATTGACGCCTTCATTGAAGCGCCTTGATTGCCTACTTTACCGTCAAATCCTAGAGTGTCACCTAGCCAAGTATCACCAAAGTTGACTTTACCATCTTTATTTGTATCTCTTAGATTCTCACGCATAGTAGACTGTCCACCAAAGATGCCAGACTTCTCTACCAAGCCAGAGCGGGTGTCTTTGTCAACGTCTTCACGGTCTTTGACTAGAGTAGAATAGTAACCTTCTAGCTTAGTCCTTTCATCTTTACCCAAAGATTCATCTTTAAGTTTCTCCTCAAGACCTTTCATCATATTCCAGTTTTTAGTATGCACAGACTGACGTGCAGCAAGACCTAAGACAGGATTAATAAGACCTGCACCAGCTGTAAGACCCTTCATAAGTAGGCTATCTCGTTGATCCATAGCCTTTTCGTATTCACCTAAAGAAGCCTTGGTCCACTCCGTCTCAGGCTTAGGCTCAACATCAGGTGGAGGAGTACTATCATCACTG